TTGTCAGACAAAACAATCAAGACTTTCAAGAAGCTATACAGCATCAACCAAAGCTTGAGAGTTCTTGACAGCAACACCACTGTGAAGTCTATCAATGAAACAAAAACTTTGGCAGCATACGTAGAAATTGAAGAGAGTTTCCCTCGTGATTTCTGTGTGTATGATCTGGGTGAATTTATCAGTGTGTTGAGCATTGTGAATGAACCAGTGCTAGATTTCTCAAGTGATCGGTTTGTGATTGTAAAAAGCAGCGACAATTCCCAACGTTTGAAGTATATTGAAACAAGTCCTGATCTGATCACATCCTATTTTGAGAATGAAATCAGTCTCAAGTCAGAAGATATTGTTATTGATGTTGATGAAAAGTCTTTGAAAGCAGTCATGAAAAGCGCAGCTACCTTGCGACTTGAATACATTGGCTTTCGCGCTGACGGTGAGAACGTATACTTCACCACATTCAATCGCCGCGTAGATAGCGACAACCAAGAAATGAACGCCTTTACAATTGAGCTTGGCCCATGTGAAGATACGTTTGATATCTTTTATCCAACAGAGATTATGACTGTGTTGGATGATGATTGTGAATTCACATTCTCAAAACCCCAGCGCATCTCTCGTGTTCGTTGTGGTACTATGGAATACTGGATTGCCATGGACAAAGATTCTGAAATTCAATAATGATGAGGGTTGATATTAATGAGACATAATGAACGGGAAACGATCTGGGTTGAAAAATTCAGACCAGATTGCGTGGAAGATATTGTTTTACCAACACGAATAAAATCACAATTCGAAGACATTGTTAAAGGTGATGAAATCCCTAACATGCTTTTTTATGGTGGGCCGGGGGTTGGTAAGACGACCTTAGCAAAGGCTCTGTGTAAAGAAGTTGATGTAGACTGGCTAATTATCAATATGTCAGAAGAAACGGGTATTGATGTTCTAAGAACAAAAATCCGGGATTTTGCATCCACACTATCATTGTCTGGAAAGGAAAAGAAAAAGTGTGTGATTCTTGATGAGTTTGAAAGTGCATCTGTCCATGGGTTTCAAGCCGCGTTTCGTGGTTTTGTGGAAGCGTTTTCTAAAACGTGTTCTTTTATATTGACGTGTAATTTCCCTAATAGGGTTATTGATCCTATCAAGTCAAGAATGCTTTGTGTTGATTTTGGTGTGACCAAAGAAGAATCAATGAAGATGCAAGCTCAGATGTTCAAACGTGTTTCTGCTATTTTAGATTTTGAGCAGATTCCTTTTGACAAGCGAGTTGTGGTTAAGCTGGTACAGAAGTTCTACCCAGACAACCGCCGTATGCTGAATCAGATTCAGCAATACTCAAAAGCGGGTGAGATTGATGAAGGCATTCTTTTAAACATCGAAGAAATGAGTGTTGAGAAGCTGGTATTGGCTATGAAGGGTAAGAAGTTTAAAGATGTTCGTCAGTGGTGTGCAGAGAACGCCAAGAACGATCTTACCAATACCTATACAATGCTATACGCTGAGTTGAAAAACTTTGTAGAGCCTTCGTCAGTGCCACAGGCGGTGATTACCATTGGCGACTACCAACGCTATGATAGTGTGGTTCCAGACAAAGAGATTCATATTTGTGCTTTAGCAACACAAATCATGATGGAAGTTGATTTCTTATGAGTGAGGTAAAGAGCGTTTTTGATTTTGTAAATGATATAGGGTATGGAAAAGAATACCTATATACTGAACAAACAAAATCTAAGTATGAATCGTTTCTTGTTAATCGCGCAATGAGTCAGCACACTGATTCAATAATGTATGCTAATGAAATGAACAAGCATCCTGAATTGAATAAGTTGTTGCAACATGACTTCTACTTCCATATACTCAGTCGAAAGAAGAGATACGGAAAATGGGCCAAAGCAGACAAAGAAAATGAGTCTATTTTGAATCTCATTATAAGGCATTACAAGGTTAATCGAGTTCACGCAAAACAGTATCTTGAACTTATGACCGATGAAAGTATCAAATCACTAAAAAATACTTATGAAGTTGGGGGATTGAAAAAATGAGCCATATTGAATCAGTGATCAATAACATGGTAGAAGTTAACGTTGATGGGGATGATGGGTTTCGAAAAGTAAAAGAAACCTTGACCCGAATGGGTGTTCCTGCTAAGAATGAAAAGAAGCTGTTCCAAAGTGTTCACATTCTACACAAACAGGGAAAATACTATCTCTGCCATTTTAAAGAACTTTATATATTAGATGGAAGAAGTTCGACATTAAGCGAGGGTGATATTGCAAGGCGTAATCGAATTGTACAAATGATGGTTGACTGGGAACTGGTTAAGATGGTTAGTGAGTCTGAACTAACACCCATGGGCAAATCATCAATGGTCAAGGTTATTAAGCACAGCGAAAAAGATGAATGGACAACATCACAGAAATATGCAATCGGTGTTAAAAAGCGTAGTTGAAATATAATCAATATTGAGAGGTAGTGAAAAATGTCTAAAGGTAGCAAGAAAACCAAGAGTGATTCGGATAAGCGGTACTTCGCAGCATACAATGACATCAAGCAGCGTCAGAAGCGCAAAGACCGTCATTTGCGTAAGCACCCCAACGATGGACAGGCTAAGAAAGCAAAGCCCGCACATCGACGCACAAAGCCTCTGAACAAGGGTGGTTGGTTGAATCGTGAAATGGCAAACTCTGTGTACATTGGAAAGATTGCTGGTAAGGATGAGAGCGCGATTACCATCCTGAACAGTTTGACCAAACAAACTCAGTTTGCAATGGCTAGGTATTCTGCTATGATTCGTGCCACACACAATCGAATCAGGTTTGAGAAACAGGAAAAGAAAATCAATCCACCAACTGGTTATGCTGGTTGAATGTTAGAGGGGTTTAATCACCCCTCTTTTTTTACTTTTTTACACGGAGAAGAATTGATGTCTATAGAATTGTTTAATGAGAAACAAAGACTTGCCTATGATCTTGTTACATCTGGTAAGAACGTTCATTTGGGCGGTCTTGGTGGTACAGGAAAGTCTTATGTATTGAATGTTCTTAGAGAGAATCTTGGAGAAAGAGCAGTTTTCCTAGCACCAACAGGTATCGCGGCTCTTAATATCAAAGGCGCTACAATCCACAGTACGTTTGGTATACCTATTGGTGTATGTACAGAATATCTACGTAATCAAGTGTCAAAGAAAACAAAAGAGCTTTTTGAAGATGACTTGATTAAGACAATTGTGTGTGACGAGATTTCTATGGTTCGGGCTGATGTTTTTTCTGCTATGGATCAAAAGCTTAGATTGATTAAGAGGAAGAATATACCGTTCGGTGGTGTGCAGATCATAGCCGTTGGTGATTTTGGTCAGTTGTCGCCAGTTGTTAATAATAGAGGTGGTGAAGCAGATGTATTTAATCAAGAATTTAACTCCCCGTTTTGCTTTACCACAGATGCATGGTCTGCCGCAAACTTAACACATATCGAACTTACAGATATCATTCGACAAACGGATGCAGAGTTAATTGGTCATTTGCAAAATATACACTCTAAAGTTGATGGGTACAAAGCTAGTCTTAACTACTTCAATGATAACTGTTTGTTAGATTACAAAATGAAGAAGGGAGTTGACCCAGATGATATTGAAGATGGTGCTACATTCTTAACAACCACCAACAAAGACGCACAGGCTATCAATGAACAGGCTTACTCGTCACTTGAGGGGGTAGAGCAGGTTTATAAAGGAACCTTGTTTGGGGGCTTTAGAGAGCGTCCTGCACCAGATTACTTAGCACTGAAAGTTGGTACTAAGGTTATGATCACAGCCAATGATCAATCTTATAGAAATGGTGAGATTGGTTATGTATCAGAAATGGGCAAAACGTTCATTGAAGTAATGATTGATGAAGATACCGTACACAGAGTTATTCCCTATCGTTGGGCTGAATTTGAGTATAAGCGCAATGCAGAGGGTAATTTGTACATGGAAGAAAAAGCAAGTTATATTCAGTTCCCTATTAAGCATGGATATGCAATCACAATACATAAGAGCCAAGGATGCACACTTGAGAAAGCTATCATCAACATTCCAAGGGCATTTGCTCACGGTATGACGTATGTTGCACTTTCTAGGGTTAAGACTTTGGAAGGCATTACACTCACAACTAAGCTTTCTCCTAGTGATATCATTTTTGATAAACAAGTTGGTGAATTTTACGCTGGAAAGTTCAACAACCTACTTACATAAATAGTCTATACACAAATACTAAAATGGGGTTTCGCAATGTTAACACTAACTGAGTACGTAGAATCTGATCACTGGATCAATAAAGTTGATGAACAAATAGTTGAGATGACTGAGGGATACAGTCTAAGTTTTGATCAAAAAACATGCAAGACATTTGTTCAGTTGTTTGATTCCGCAGATAAAATGGTGGTAGAGTGTAGTTTCGATAATTCAGAAATGGCGATTGCTCTTTTGGAAGAGTATTTTGACCTTGATGAAGGCGATCAAAATTGGAATGATAGCTATGACTGGGTAACATGTTCCAGAACAGTAATAGATGAGGCTCTTGAGTCTGTTGAGAAGTACATCCAACGTAATGCTGATGAATATCAGGTTCGGATTGACCATATCGACAACGATGCATTCTTTGATGACTTGATGGGGATTGAAATTTTCTTTAATTCATCAAACAACAAGAATGACCTAAGTGCATTCATCAAAGAACTTAGTTACGATATGATGAAAACATACGGCGCTCAGTCTTATGACTTTGATGGAATGAGTTGGAAAATCGCTCTTTAAACATAACTACAAAAATTAAACCAAAGGGATGCTTGCGAGTATCCCTTTTTTTGTGGTAGAATATATAAGTTATTAAGTCTAACTAGAGGTAATATTTTGAGCGATAACATGTTTTACACATTTTACAAAAAGCGCGGTAGCAAGATTCTTCTTCGATACGTCAAAAATGGGAAGAAATACGTAACTACTATGGATGACTACAAACCAAGCTTATACTTCCCTAATCAACAAACGGATACAGATGATGAGGATGTCACCAAATCCATCTATGGCGAACCACTAAAGAAGAAAACATTTGACTCTATCAAAGATGCTGCATATTTCGGTAAAGATTACGCAGAGATGGGTGGTTCTGTTATCTATGGTAATCGCTTGTTTGAGAATCAGGCTATCATAGAGATGTTTGAGGGGCAAACGCCACAATTCAAACGTGACCAAATTGATATTGGTATTACTGACATTGAAACCGATTATGATACATTCCCAAATCCACAAGAATGTAAGTATCAGATTCAACAGATCAACATTAAGAACACTCGGGAACAAGTTCACTATTCGTTTGGCTTGAAATCCTTTGATCAATCTAAATACGCGAACATTACAAAAACGTGTAAAGTAGTTCATACTCAGTTTGATACAGAAGAGGCTATGGTAGAAGCCTATATTCGTCACGTAGAAGATAAGAAATACGACTTAACCACTGGCTGGAACAGCGAAGATTTTGATATGCCATATATCATTGAGCGCGGGCGCAAGATTCTAGGAAAGGCTATGGTGAATAGGTTATCTCCGTTCGGTTTGATCTATGAACGGGAAACCATGAACCAATGGAATAATCCTATTATCAAGTATGAGATTGTAGGGCTTCCACACCTCGACTACATGCTTGTTTATAAAAAGCATACCTACACCCCTAGAGAGAACTACAAGCTTGATACAATAGCTCAGGTAGAGGGTGTGGCGGGTAAAACAGACTTCTCACACGTTGCAGGTAGTTTGAAAGAGTTGTGGCAAGTTGATCCTGATCTTTACATTGCCTACAACATTCAGGATTGCGAAATCATTGATGATCTGGATAAGAAGCTTGGTTTGTTTGATCTGGTGTTTAAGTTGGCATATACAACATTGTCAAATTATCAAGACACAATAACAACCACTAAAATGTGGGAACAGTTTATTGCCAAGCATTTGTATAACAAGAATGTTGCTCCCTTGTTCAATCAGGTAGATACACCGGTACGCGAGTTTGAAGGGGCGTTTGTACACCCTACACAAGCGGGAAAGCATGATTGGGTTGTGAGCTATGACTTACAAAGCCTGTATCCTCACATTATACAACAGGTCAACATCGGGCCTGAAACTATCGTAAATTATCGTGATCTTCCAGACGAAGTTAAAGGAATTGTTCACCCATCCAATAATGTTGAAAAGTTGTTGAATCGCCAAATCAATACAAGTGTTCTGAAAAAGTACAATCTTTCAATGGCGGCTAATGGAATATTCTATACAAAAGAGAAGCAATCATTTTTATCAGAATTAATGGAAGAAATGTATAATAACAGGGTAATGTATAAGAAGAAAAAGAAAGAAGCGGAAAATCTTCTTAAATGTGGTGATGAGTCATATAGAGAGTTAGTAAATTACTATGAAAATCAACAAATGGGAATAAAAATCCTCATCAACGCTTTGTACGGCAGTCTTGGCCAACAAAACTTCTTATACTTTATGGTTGATACCGCTGAATCAATTACTACCACTGGACAACTTGTGAACAAGTGGTGTTCGTACCAAACAAACGAATTTCTGTGTGACCTGTTTAAGAAAAAGGAAAATTATATAGTAAGTGGAGATACTGACTCGGCATATTTTTCATTATCCTCACTTGGAAATAATCTTATGAAGAAATATGATGGTGACAAAGACAAAGTAGTAACAAAAATTGACGAATTTAGTGCTATCATAGAAAAAAGACTAAAAGAACAATGTTTAGATTTAGCAGAATATTTGAACTCTTACAAACAGGCTATGCACTGGTCACGAGAAGTGATAGCTGAATCAGCCATTCTTGTTGCCAAAAAGCGTTACGTCATGAAAGTTCTTGACGATGAGGGCAACCGCTTGGTAGAAAATCCTAAGTATAAGATCATGGGAATGGAATCTGTGAAAGGCTCTACTCCGTCATGGGCCAAGTCTCTGTTGGTGGACTGTTACAAAATTGCTCTAAGTGGTAATGAAACAGACCTACACAAGATGGTTGCTAAATTTGAAAAAGAGTTTTACACTTACAAAATCGAGGACATTGCAATCCCAACAGGTGTAAACAACATTCTCAAATACGCAGATAAAGACAAAATATTTGGTAAAGGATCACCACGACAAGTCAAGGCAGCACTAATCCATAACTGGGTTATTGAAAAGTACGGGCTAAAGGTAACACCTATTGTAAAAGATGGGTCACGTATTAGAATGGTTGCACTACGTAAACCGAATCCTATCAACCAAGCTGTGATAGGATTCGAGGGAACCATGCCAACAGAATTTGGACTCGACAAATACGTAGACAAAAGAGAACTGTTCACAAAAGGATTTCTTGACCCGCTGAATCTGTTTCTGGCAGTAACAGACTGGACACATGAAGAAACCAACACACTATTTTAAGAGGAAATATTATGGATAGCGGCGAACTTTTTTTACCAACACCAAATGCTGTGTACGGAATCATGGGAAAGGCAGGGGCTGGAAAAGATACATCTGCACAGATCATTAGAGATTATCTAGGGCATAATGAAACCTACGTTTATAGCTTTGCTGATCCATTGAAAGAAATGGTGGCTTATGTGTTTGATATTCCTATTGTTTGGATGTATGATCAAGACTTGAAAAAATGCGCTGTTAATGTGACACCATCCAATGTAGGTGTTAAAGAAAGGATGGCTGAATGGGTTCAAAAAAACATTGCTCAATCTAATATGTGGAAGTGGCATTTGGCTAGGCCAGAATTGAGTAGGGGTTCTTATACCAAAAATAAGAGATTTGAAGAGGTGGCAGAAACTCTACTTAACAAAACAGCAGCCGTATTGAGTGATCTTATAGAAAAAGGTATTGTTAAAAAATACTTAGTAGAGGGTTACGGTAACACATACAGAGTTTCTATTAGGCATATTTTGCAGTACATGGGAACCGAAGTAATCCGTGGGTGTGTTAATGATCTTTTCTGGTGTGAGGTTAAGCGCGATCCTATTTTGTATCAGGGGAAAACTCTGATCATCCCAGATTGTCGTTTTCAGTCTGAGGTTGATTACATCTTGACACAGCCTAATTCGAGTCTTTTTGTGGTGAAGAATATTGATCTTGAAGAATCAGACACCAAACATTCATCCGAACAATTTGTCGATTGTATAGATGAGTATGTTGATAGGTTTCACCCAACAAAATCAATAACGTACTTGTACAATGGGTTCGAAGATGGTAGTATGGAAGACTTAAAAATTCAAATTGAGGATATATACAAAAATGGTAACAATAACTCTTAAATACACAGACTACGGCGATGACGATACCAAAGAGTTTCGAGAATACACACATAATCTAGTAGGATATCGTGATGCCAGCGAATACAAAATTCGATTTGGTCTTGAAACTGACCCGATGTTCGACACAAAAGTAGTGTGTGAAATCTCAATTGATGATGAAGACTATGCGTTTGATGTAGTAAAGCACTTTATGCTTGATCGTGAAGTGAATGGGGACAGTGTACCATTTTCGATTGACGTAACATCTGTTGCTTTGTATGTAACAGGTAGTGATCAAATTATGAACTATATAACAAGCCGTTCCTTTTCGCATCTATACGAACGAATTGAAATTCTGGAAGACTCGTTGCGAACTTCCATTAAAAAGTGTAACGAGGTTTCTCACCTACAAGAACAATCCTCTGCTTTCATTAAGTTGATGGGCATTGACAAGTTCCCTGACATTGTGAAACAATTGATAGACTCAATGGAAGCAGAAGGACATAACTGTAAGCAAGAAATTAATCAAATTCTACAAAGGAAAGTCCATTGAATTTAATGTTAGGCGATTGCCTTGAGCGAATGAAAGAAATACCAGATGGTAGCGTTGACCTCACAGTGACCAGCCCGCCATACGACAATCTGCGAACCTACAACGGCAACAACGACCAGTGGGGTGAGCATGTTTGGAAGGCTGTTATAGCCGAGCTTTACCGTGTCACTAAAACGGGCGGTGTTGTGGTTTGGATTGTTGGTGATGCAACCGTAAAGGGCAGCGAAACCGGCACTAGCTTTAAACAAGCGTTGTGGGCTATTGATTGTGGTTTTCGTCTGCACGACACAATGATCTACCAGAAATGGAATACTCCACCTTTAAACCATCACAGATATGAGCAGGCTTTTGAATATATGTTTGTTTTTTCTAAGGGCGCGCCAAAAAGTGGAACCTTAATAAAGGTGCCCTGCATACACCAAGGAAAACGAAATACTGGTACAGCTAGGAACTCAGGCAGCGACCACCTAGCAAAAAAGCATGGCCACGGCAAGGCAGTCAAAAGCCATAAAACCAAAGTGAACATCTGGACTTATATGGTCGGAAACGTAAGGTCAAGCGCCAAGATACTTCACCCCGCCAAGTTCCCTGACAACCTTGCCGCTGACCACGTTATAAGTTGGAGTAATGAAGGCGACACAATACTAGACCCT